AATGCAAGGCCTGATCTTGGATGTAGTCTCATTGAATATCCATTCGGGATATCAAAAATAAGTCCAGTAGGTATCAAAATTCTTTCATTAACATTAACTTGTACTCTTTCATTTTGTACCAATCTATTTCTTATTTCCAACTCTTCGGGATGGGTTATGTAAACCGAAACCGCTGAGTTGTCTGGCAAAAAAGAGTACAAGTCAAAACACGCTGAACCGCTTGTAGCTCGTTTGGGGTCTTTTACACTTGAAAATAATTTATAAAATTGTAAATCACTCGTCATTCTCATCAGTATCCCTTTTGTTCCCAATATTATATTTTGGAGTTAATTCCCATTCATCCTTTTCTTTGAAGGACAGGATTTTTAACTGGCTCAATGGTACTGTAGGGTCTGATGATTTATCTGGTTCAACAAGAGATATCAATTCCCATTCTGCGAGAAGATTGGCAATCGTATTTCGTCTTGCTTCATCATTTTCAGAAAAATTGGTTGTCTTGCCATCTAATGCAAACAACTCTTTAAAATGTACTATGTAATATTTTCCCTGCTTGTGCAGGATATGACATGACTGAAATAAAGTTTTTTCTTTGCGTGATGCAATCCCGATTCGTGTAAGGGTTTCTCGTACCTTTAAGAAATCATCGGGCTCTTTTAGTAATACTTCAATCATCGCTTGAATTATGTTTTCGCTCATTTTGTCCTTTCAAACCACCTATATCAACTTTTTGTTTAATAATATCCAGTTGCGAATCATCAAGTAAAGTAGAGTATTCTCTCGCTTTCGCATAACTGCACTTATAATATTCTTTGATTAATTCGAGAACTCCATTGTTTTCACGTTTCAACCATTTTCCATACCGTTTCTTCGGTCTGATTATATTTAGAAAAAAGTCGAATTGAAGTTTCGCATCTAGGTGATTTTGGACATTCATTTCGTTAGAATAAAGTACCGTATCGTGATTAAAACTCAATGCACGATTTATAATGAACTGTTTATACTCCCTTTCTAATTCGGGGGTTGCATCCATCAGATTCTTCTTGCCATGATTAATCTGATTTACAAAGTCAAATGGGCTCATACGAACTCACATTCTGCCATCAATTCAACCAAACAAGCAACAAGATTTACTTCTTGGTCTGCAACAAAGGCCGACTTGTATTGATAATCTGCAATAATTAATACTGCTGCAGGAATAGAAGATTTCTCTACTACTTCATATAATTTGTCATAAATTTTACGATAAACCGATGCAGGATCATTGTCTACACTTGATGAAACCCATTGGCGCATTTTCAGAAAATTCTTTTCTCGTAACGCAGAAATCAATTGATTGAGATTCAATTCTCCTATATTTGCAAGAATACCAGAATCAATATCTCCAGAAGTACCATGTCGTTGTAATTCATTTATCACTCTCCGAAAATCTGGAAAGTGTTTATTAATGAGTTCTACAATTACTTTCTTGTCATGAGTTACATTTTCTGTTTCCAACATTGACACACATCGTTCCATGAACAGGGCTGCGATACGTGGTTTTTCTTCTTTGCCCAATCCAAACTCCACAACTGCACATCGTGAATGAATCGGATCTATAATTCGATTTTTGTAATTGCAAGTGAAAATAAACGAACAATTTTCTGCAAACTTCTCGATGAAGTTTCTCATGGCTGGTTGAACAGAATCGGGATTCATATAATCCGCTTCATCTATAATCACAACCTTCCTACCACCTCCAAAGGAAATAGTAGAACAAAATTGAGTCAACTTGGTTCGTAAGGTATCGATCATTCGACCCTCATCTGAACCATTAATAATTAAATAATCGCTATTTGTTTGTTCACAAAGTGCTCGTGCCGCAGTTGTCTTACCAACTCCTGACGGGCCTGTAAACATAAGATTAGGAACCTTTTCATCTTTTACAAGGTCTGATAAAGTTCCCTTGATTTTTTCGGAAAGTATACATTCATCGATGGTCTTGGGCCTATATCCCTCCACCCATAATAAAGATTCGGTCATAATAATTACTCCTCAAAAGTTGAATTCTGTTCTAATGCAATCCAGTATTGTAACGAATCACCCTCTCGTTTAAAATGTGAAATTCGTTTTGAGGAAAGTGAAACATCATATGCCCCTTCCATGATTTTATTAAGATTTTCTGTTTTGAAAATCATACGGAATGTCTTATCCGTAGGGCCGACACCAGTTGAAAAATTATCCGATGATACATTACCTGTATCGGACACCAACAATCTTATTTCAGTTCCATCACCTTCAACAACCACTTCAGGAAGTCCTAAAATGTTTGCTGCGTTAATGGTCTTTTTAAACACATCATGTGTCAGTCGAAATTCAACTTCTGGTTCTGGAAAGGTTATATCTTTCTCAGGCGGTGTTTGAAACATGGAACTACTTCCACAATAACGATATGTCGCTTCATGTTTAGAATCGGACATCGTAACACCATTATCAGTAAAATCCAACTCTGGATCATCAAACAATGACAACGTACCAAGAAACCGATTCAATTCATATATTGGAAAGGTTTTTGATAACTCCTCAGTAATCTCTACTGAGGCCAGAATAGTATTCAGGGGAGAAACAGTCCTAAGAATGTTTCCTTCACGAAATTCTATACTCTGATTGATGTTTGCATAATTTTTCAAAAGATTGGTTGTTCTTTCACTTACTTTCATTTATATTCTCCATTTTGGTTTTAGTTAATTATATAATTATAACAATTTCTTAACACATTGTCAAGTCATTTATTCTTTTTTCTTTTTGTTGTTTTCTTTCTTCGTTTTGTGTGTCCACTTACTTTCGCAGTATCCAATCCATGAGATGCAAATTCAAGATTTGCTAAACTCGCCATCGAACCAGAAAAAACATAAGAACCCATATGTCCTAATTTCATCCACGGGCAAAGATAAATGTTATATCCAAGTCTACGAACAAATTGACAAAAGAAATAATCCTCAGAAAGATATCGATCACTTCCACCAGCAATATCACCCAAATAAGCCTTTGAGTCAATCACAGTATCAAAATACGCATGAATATTTCTATCACCTTTGAAATGTTCTGAACGATTATGATCTGGTGTATAACTGAACTGAGGATATGCTTCACGAAAATCATCAAACACTTGCTTTTTGATCATCATAAAACCTGTACCAATTTCCAGAACATCAACTGGTTCTGCAACTTGAATTTTGTGTGTATTTTCTACTGGATTGAAAACATAATCACCAGTATATTCTGCTAAAATTTCGGGGTCTTCATCTGCAAGGCCCGAATCAACTGCATTACGAACTTTCTCCCATGCAATACATTTTTTCGGATAAGGGCCACCAATGATATCTTTGTCCAATGCGGCCAAAGTAAGTACATCATTTGGATCGAAATGAATATCTGCATCAATAAACATGAGATGTGTATAGTGACTTCTCATAAATTCATCACACAAATAATTTCTTGCTCGAGGAATTAAGGACTCGTTGAATAGATAAAAATATTTTAAGTCCATTTCATATTTGGTTGCAAGTGTAGCAAGATCAGATGCGGATTTAGCATACATTCCACTACACATTCCACCATACATTGGCGTACAAACCATTATCTTTTTTTCTCGCAATTCTTCTACTGGTATTTTTACTTCCATAATTAGTACATCTCAATAAATTTGGTTAATTGTTCTTTGTTAAGGTTTGGTAAATTCACATGTTCAAAATATGTTTTTATTTTAGAATAATTTTCTAGGATGTCATTTTCTTTTCCACCATAACGAATTTTCATTGGAATGATGGTAGGATTTTCTGTATTGTCTGTGATGTATCCCAATCTAATCCACGGCTCCAACATCCAAAACCATGCACTTTCACAAGTAATATTATTGCATACTGTTTTTATACTATCTAAAATTCTTAGTACATTATCATATTCATAATGATCGATTGACAAAAAATCACAACTACCCTTGTAGTCGTTTGCATCACAATTAATAATTTCAATTTTGTCGTGCCATTTTGTGCCGATGTCCTTGTGATAATCTATTACTTCTTTGAACTTTTCCAGTACTGTTATTTTCGTTACTTCTGGTTTGGACGCCAACCATTGTTCTCTTGTTCCAAATCCCAATCCTGTACAAATAACATGACCTTTGGCCAATTTGTAATGTGAATAGAATTGAGATGCAGAACCATGTCTTTCATCCAAAACCATCCATTGAATACCATCCATCGTAAATTGCCAAAAAGGAACATCATAAATTTTTCTACGACTATCTAACCATACATTTATGCCATTATTATCATACGATTTGATAATTGGCGGAACGTATCCTAGTTCTCTTAATTCGTTTGGAACAGTTTCACTAAATGCAGGGTTGTTCATAATCAGTAGATACAGAAATAGGAGTTAAGTAATTTACCTAACTCCTATGTTATTTTTTAGAAGGGTTTGAAATCTTCGTTTTCTTCTTCAGTCTCAGTTGATTCAGAAGTTTCACTTTCTTCTGTTTCATCCGAAGGCATCGAAACTTTTTCATCCAACTTGGAATACAAGTCCATGAAAGTGTCTTTGGTTTGGTCATCAAACCTTGCAACACACATTGCAATCGCTTTCATTCTATCTTTGAAGATCGAAAACGCATGAACAATATGAACCAGACGGCGAGTGGCGATTATCTCATCAACTCCACCATCATAAAAGGTTTTGCGAATCAAATCCGCCCAATCGACAAGTTTTCCAGAAAACTCTTCATCCAGACAACCAAGAGAAAACATCAGTTTGTTGATGATTTTCTTCTCAACTGAAACAGAAGGATATTCCTGTTCAACTGTAATCGGAAATCTTTCAAGGAAAGCCTCGTTCAGAATGTTAGTTCCGATAAAGCGTCCATCTTCAGAACCTTTACCCTTAGTGTTTGCAGTCGCCATGACTGTGAAACCAGTTTTAGGACGGACAATCCTTCCTTCTTTTTTAATCAGAAGTGGATTTCCTTCCAGAACAGGTTGGAGACACATAATTTTGTTTGATGCAAGGTCAACCTCATCAAGAAGAAGAGTCGCACCACGTTCCATCGCCATTACTACTGGGCCATCCTGCCAAACTGTTTTACCATCGATTAATGCGTAGTGACCAATCAAGTCATCCTCATCAGTTTCAATAGTAATGTTCACCCGAAAGAGTTCTTTCTTCAAATCGGCATGAACTTGTTCAATCATCATGGTTTTTCCGTTTCCAGAAAGACCAGTAATAAAGACAGGATAAAATTGTCCAGATTTTTTGATGGTCTTTACATCGCCGTAATGACCAAACTTAACGTAATTCCCAACTCTTGAAGGAACATAAGATTCCGTTTCGTTTTTGGGGAATTCAATAACATTAGTTGCCAAAGAAACTTCTTCCGTTTTTTCTGGCGAAACCATATTGGATGTATCAACAGTTTCGGTTGATGTGCCATTAACAGTTGGAAAACGATATTCCCCCCTGTCAACTTTTTCACATATATTATTTCTTAACAAGAATCTAGGGAGGATTACATCCAATTCCTTAGCTCTTGATTTAAAATCAGAATAATCAGACCGAGTAAACGAATCCGAACCAACAAAGGAACGAAACGCATTCATGCTTTCAGTCTGTTTTTCACTCAAATTACTCATAACAAATCTCCATTAGGGAGGGTTCACATTAAGAGAAAAGTCAATCTTTTCTCATTCCATACTTATATTATACCAAATTCTGACCGTAATGTCAAGTTTTTTCACGCAACTTTTTCGATAAATGCGTTAAGAAGGATGCGATTTTGCAACTTTCCTTTGGTATTCTTTTTCAGTGCTTTCCGAATTTCCGCTTTGGAAGATCCGACTTGAACTGAATTCATATGATCAACTTCGTCAATTTCAAGACCTTTGGTATTGATAATATAAAGTTCATCATAAGCTGTTTCTGAATCGATCAAGAACTTTTCCTTGCGAAACTTTGCATGGTCTTCATCAGTAGGATATCTTGACATAGCATAACTCAAATTACCCATACTTCTTCTTCCAGAACCAGAAGTCAGAAAAAATCCAAGAAGATTTATTCCCAATGACCTTTTTAGTGCAAGTAAAAGAAGTGAAGTTACTCTATGATTAGACTTTTCAACATCTTCAGGAAAAACTCTCATACGAGTTACAGGGTCATCAATATGAACTGAATACCTATTAAATCTTTCAACTTCGTTAGTGGAATTCAAAAATTCATTACATTGATTACTCTGACCATCGGTCAAAAATACTGCATTAACAATCTGAGCTCGGGACTTCATTCTGAACTCTTCAATCACAGATTTTGCAACAACAATTGTATCATTCAACGGAGTTCCACCAAGTGAAAAATTGTTAGGCATTCCAAAATACCGATAATCACTACTGTAATAATGATGATATCGCTCACTAAATCCTTCTGCAATCATAAGAAAATTTTGATATGCATTGTTCAATTCACGTTTTCTCATTCTTGAAGAAAAAATATTCAACAAACGAAAACTATTTGAAACTACAATATTATTCTTTTTGTAATTTGCAATTTTCTTTCCTGTGGCAGTTTCATCATAAAGACGATTCCTATTTTGTTCACGATAATAATCATTTTCCGCATCTTTCCAATCTCGATAGTGGTCAGAAAAAGCATAAACTTCAAAAGGAATCTGAACCTTCGAGCAAAACATTGTCAA